TCCAGCCAAAGCCGCCCGATAATCAGCCTCCAAACCAGCCTGCTCATAATCAGCCATCATCTGCTGCTGATTCAACTGGTCCTGCAAATCCTGCTGGTCACGAAAAGCCTGCTTCGCAAAATCCTGCAAACCCTTAGAATAAATACCGCTCGAAACACTAGGACCAGCCAAACCGCGCTGGGTGTAACCAGACACAAACCGTGGAGACTGTTCCCTGTAACGTTCCCCAACCATCTGCAGGTCACGTTGCCCACGGGTACGTGACAAAAAGTTGGCGTAAGCATTACGAGCACCGGTAGCGCCGAACTGCTGTTGGGCGGCACGGCGCCGTGCTTCATACGGACTGAAATCAATAATGCTCATATTTACCGCCTATTTGTCACTAGGACGACTGGGATTCTTCCGCAGAACTGGTGGATTGGGTTTGACCAATGTATGCCTCCAAGGTGGCAATCTTCGCCGCCTGCTCGGCAATCTGCCGCAGCAGCGACTCGATAACCTTGTTGGGGTCAACCTGAATCTGCTCGTTACTCACTAGGTGTTACCTTTCTGATGTCAACCGCCTTGGGACCTTTTTCCCCGGCCAGCGTTCTTTCAAACTCCACAACGTCTCCACGAACAAAATCGTATTCGCCGTTAAACAACAAGTTGTACTCCTCATCATCATCTGTGATAATGAACCCAAACTTGCGTACCTTGTTATAAAACTCCACTTTGCCCCTAGGCATTATGCAGCCCTCTTTCTTGCATACGTGTACGGCCCATCACCGGACACCTCGGTTTCAGATTTCAACGGCTCAACATCAAATGCGGTTCCCTTGCGGACCGCATCAACACGCCACCAAAAACGTTGATACGGAACATGAAAACCGCCAATCTGTTCCACAACGAACTGGCCATCTTGAATTTCGTATGCGGCAAGATTTGCCGCAGGACCATTCTCGTCAGAAATTGGCGTTACCATAATTGTGCGACCTTCAAGTTCGGTCAACTCTTCAAAGTAATCTGGCAACGTCACAACACAGATACCGTTTTGCAGTTGCCCTTCACCGCGATAGAACACATCGGAAGTTGGGCCTTCAGCACAAGCGTGAACCAAATAGTTGTCTGGTTTGGTTGGGTGGTCGATGACAAACGTTTTGACGTGCGTGCTGTCAACGTATTGTGCATAGTAGCCAAACCAACCAAAATAGGTAAGGTTACCGCTAATCATTCGCAGGTTTGCGCCATTGTTTGTGTTGTTGCTAGAGAATGGGTAGTTGGAGCGGATTTCTCCAGCAGTATAAATATTTTTATCACCGTAGGCGCGAATCCACGTTGTGTCCGTCATCCACCATCCACCACCATAAGACTGGAAGTAAATACCAGTTTGCCCATGAGGGCGGAACCACCCCTGTTCAAGATAAAATCCGGCAGTATTCAAATAACCGATACGGTTATTGTTATCAATACCAAACCAAATATCGCCAGTACTGACCAAATACAAAGTCCCGCTAGGTGTGCGGACCGCTGCCCTACTGTAATATTCTCCAATAGTTACCGACAAAGATGTGTAGTTGTTCGGCGTGATAATAAAACGCCAATAGTCGCTAGTTAACGTGTGCGAACCAATAATAGATTTGTTGACAACAAAACCATCAGTTGAATTCAAATAAGCGAGGCGAGTCCCACCACCGGCATCCAAAGCGTTGTTGCTATGAACACCACCCGTATACCAAGCAAAGTTTGAACCAGACCTAAAATACTGTGTTGCACCTTGAACGCCAATCCCATATTGAGGTGCGTTCGGGTCGCTTGACCACAAGTTAATCATCTGCCTGACATCTGCACCAAAATGCAAATTTGTTGTGCCAATATCCATGCCAGCAAACGCCGGTCTAGCACCAGTATGAATATTCTGTGGCAACGACAAAGTAACACCACCAGTTCCAGCAGAAACAGTAACCTGATTCGCAGTACCAGCCAAACTAGTAACACCAGTATTAGACACCGTAACCGCACCAGTACCGCCAGACAAACCGATACCTGTACCAGCCGTTAGGCTGGAGACGCCGCTGGCGGCTGCAGCCGTAATAGCGTTATCCAACTTCTCCAAATAACTAGACAACGACGAAAACGTCTGCTGGAGCGGACGCGAGTCCTCGCCACGCAAACTAGCAGTCGTCGGGTTAGTCCACTTATCTACCATCACACCACCAACTGTGGACCGCTATTGTTTGGCACAATAATGCTGAAACCAGCAAGAAAACTATCCAACTGCACATACGAACTACTTACATAGTTGTAACACTTATTCAAATAAGGAATCTTCCCATAAGAAGGGGCAAGAGCAGTTGACCACAAATTATTGTGTTGACGTCCGATATCTTCAATCGCCCTATAGTTGCTGCCACTGGTGTTTGTGGATGTTCCATTCCCGTTTGTGTAGTTAAAGTATGGTGAAGAACCGTATCCAGCAGCACTTGTGTCCCAAGACAAAACAGCGTTAGAGAACCCTTGTTGTGTATAACCAGAACCAGTCCAAGGGTCACTATAAACTCTTAGCGCATATCCAGTGTCCAAACGCGCCGCACCAGACGTACGTAAATCTGAACAATCTGGAAAATATGTTGTCAACCCATGAAAGTCAGCATACACACCAGTATAACTACATGAACGATATTGTAAATCAGACAAAGGAATATTCATTGGATTCCCAAGTAAATGAATTTTCATTTGTTTTGCTTCAGTTGCATAAGACTGAGTTGTCCAAGTAACAGTATGGTTTACTGCACTAGTTGCATTAAGAATTCTTCCAAACATATAAACAGTATGGTAAGAAGCACTATAACCAGTCGTTGATGATATTAATGTGAATGGTTCACCGTCACTAGATGTTGGTGTATTGACTCCATTCCCCGGACCACCGTATATGGCAATTTCAATTGTGCCTATACCTGCACCAGCACCATCAATGTTTGAAATAGACATAGATGTACCAGTAGTGAATGCGCCACTAGTGTAAGTAAACGAACCCCAAGGAATTCTCATTTAACCAACCCACGTATACTCAAAAAACAACGTAACAGACAAGTTCTGTGGAGAACCCGAAACTGAACTCACAACCAAAGAAACCAAATCGTTATTAGCCAAACTAATATCACTTGGGTCAGTTTCGCTCGCAGTGGTTGTTACTGTCATGCCAGTGAAACCAGTTGCGTCTACACCATTAATTTGTACTTTAACAACAGCGTTTGTGCCAGAGTTAATTCGATAACGTGCAGAAATCAATTTCACTGTCTGAGTGCTTGGAACTTTGACAAAGAACGGGTTGATGTAATCATTCTGTCCACTAGTAATAACAATTGAGCCACCAATTGCGTAAGTATGTGGAATAATAAGTTTAGGGTACGATGCTAGTTTGCTAGCAGCAATGCTGCCAGCCAACATCGTGTTAGTAATCGAACCAGCAGCGTTGACGGTTGAACCGTCAGTCTGCACAAGAGAACCCTCAACAAACGATTTAACGGCATTAAAGTTTGCGTTCACCTGCGTGGCATCAGCAACCGAACCGTTTGAGAACGAATAAGGAATATTCAAACTAGACAAAACTAACCCCTAACTCTACGTGGATTAAACTTCACAGTGAAACTGTCAACACCCCAAGACAAACCAGTAGGGCCAGAAATCTCCAATTGAACAGCGCGAGCCAACCCAAGGTTTGAACCAGTCTCAAGAAATGCGCCCTCATTCGGTGGACCCCAACTAGAAGAACCCCACATCATATTGCCAGTAGGTGGATAACCCCACAAAGCGCCAGACCCAGTTGCCGCAATATTCAAATTAAATGTACGTTTCTGGGAACCAGTAGCCTCTTCATAATCATGATAAACATCGATAACTAAATCGCGTGCAGTTGGCTTCTGTTTCAAAACAAAATCAGGACGACGCCACATTTTCTTCATACTGTAATTACCAGCATCCATCCAACGAGTCCGATAATACGAATCAAAGTTGACATCAGAACCATCAAAATTATCTGTCTGCTGTGTATATACATCCGCATTAGCAACAGTATCTAATGTGGGATGAGCAACAGCATGAATTACTTGACCAGCAGTTGTGACAAACGTACAACCACCAGAAATACCATATCCATCAGCCGTGCGAAACATCGTCCAAGAACCACGGCCACTAAAAGCATCATTTACACCAAACGATTCACCAGCGTCACCACTTGAACCAATTGATGGGTCATAAACAAAACTTGCTGTTGGCACAATAGCCGAACCAGTTTCCGAATATGGTAATGAAACCCAAATACGACGATTCACATAATTAACGTAAATCTCATCAATATATGCCGTGTTCACTTGTGATGTTTGAATAATCGGACGAATTGGTTCAAATAAATCTAAGATTCCAGAACCTGTATATACAAATAGGCCATCTGGCCAAGAGAAGAAATAGATACCACGTTCCGTTGTTACAACAGAATGTGGTGTGATAGTGCCTACACGCTTCGACAATTCTACAACTTGAAACGTGTCCGTATTGTAACCATAAATTGCATATACGCTTGTGGCTTTAAAAACTAACAGTGTTCCATTAAACGATGCAATTGCTGTGATACCAGTACCACCATCATTGATATCAATGTAATTCGTTGATGTCCAACGTGTTGGAGCATTCTCATCAGACCATCTGATACGGTTTGGATAATCTGTATACGAACCACCAGTACCAGTAAACTCGCGCGTATATGCCACAAAAGTTTTTCCAGCATGCGTTAAAATATGGCGAGACTGTGGCATGTGGTCGCTAGCAGCGCTCCATGCAGTATATATACCACCAGTCGCATCACTGGTAGAGTTTAACGTTGTCAACGTTGTGCCATTCCATTTACGACACTGCGCACCAAGTCCCGGTGTCATAAATAGGAAATCACCCCACTCAGCGAAACCACACCCATGCTCATTCTTTACAGGAATAACCAAACTAGTAAAATCGGAACCTGTACTGTAGTAAACATTACCATCAGTGGCACCAGAAGCGCCCGTGCTCAACATCAAATAGTTAGCAATACCTTCAAACGAAAATAATACTTCTGGAGTCCATTCAGAAATTGTTTCCGGAGCAAATAAATCATTAGATTCCAACTGCAACGTATCGTTGCCTTCAGTCAAAATATTTCCACCAACAATGGGTTGCGACGTAATACGTCGCAACCCACCACGAGAGAATACCCCTCCACGTGGGTCAATCTCAACATTCAACATCTTTGGCGACTCATTAGGAGCCAGTTGGAACTGGTCGGCTCTAAGATTCAAACCGCCAGTGAAATCGTCAACACGAAGCAACTCAAGTGTTGCCATTATGGTTGCCCCAAGGTCCGCCCAAGGTCTTGCAACCAACGGTTCATCGACGGATACGGACGACCACCAGACAACACCATCGGACGATGAGCAGAAGAACGCATAATCTCAACACGTGCCAAAGCAACAGCCTCATCAAACGTCCGCTTATATACAGCCGACATATCGGGGTCTTCCTGACGTTCATAAGCCTTAGACAACGCATAGTAAGCTAAAGCCGTATGCAAACGTTCGTCGCAATCAACCTGCGAAACTCCATCAGTTGCCCATGTATAACTAGGTTTACGGTAGCCACGAACCTTTATTGGATAAACCGTATCTGGTTTCGGATACAAACTGATGTTTGACCCCCAGAACGTGAAAAACAACGGCCTACTAGCCGTGTCCAAACCTCCAACCCATACAGCCTCAGCCTCATCAGGGCTGATTACACGCAACCTATTACCAGCCATACTGGTATCAACCAAACTGGTGGCTTCACGCAAATCACCAGACCCGATGCTGGTGATTGCGTAATCGTGCGTATTCGCAACCGTATTAAAAGTGTAGGTCACTTGGAAGAACGGCCAACGGCGTTCAAGGTTAATAATACGGTCGTAGCCATCCTTCAAATATGTGCGAATCAAAGAGGTCGGCAGGTCTGCCTCCTCCAAGTCAATAATGTCACGCACAAGGGTGACCAGTTCCGTACTAGTGCTCAAGAAACGTCACGACCTTTCTCAACAGACCTAAGATGACCAATGCAGTATTCTGTACCGCGTGCCTGCGGACCTTCGCATGTGTCATTATTAGCGATACAACGTTGACGACCCAAATAGGGGCCAGACCCAGCAGCAATCTTTGAACCAGCCTGTGCTGATGCGGGACGAATGGCAGAAACTGGCGCACCGTACATGGCGTGTGCTGGTTTAGAGGTTTTACTTGTAGTCATCACTATAGGGTGATTTTGTCACCCAACCAGTTATCGTTGTTTATTACGAGCAGATGGATTTTGTGTACCAGTACCATATGTTTGGCCTTGGTACATGCCAGTGTCCCAACGTTCTTTTCTAACTAATTTTTTGCCCTTAAGACCAGCAGTCCTTGAAGAAGCAACTTTTTCTATTTCTTTCGTAAGTTTCTTCGTACCTGAAGGTCCAGAACGTTGTGTTGAGCCAACAATTTCTTTTTTACCAGTTCTGGAATCATTAACAGTAATGGAATAATCAGTTCCGCCACCCTTAAGGTTTCTGGAAGTTCCATAACCTTGAGGTCCACGGGGCTTGCGGCCCTGAGCGCCACCAGCACCCTTAAAAGGTGTAGAACCCATCGGCTTCTTCTTTGCTGCCATTACATCTCCAATCAAATTTGTATACCGGTAGGGGGGACGAGGCTTTTATCCCCGTCCCCCCAATTAATTGCCGTTCGGACGATTAGCGGTCCTATTAAGCGGTCTTGGCCGTCAACTTGCCCTGCTTCGCACGGTTGCGGCAGGTCAGGTTGCCGTAGCACATGATGAGCGCGTAGCGCGCATCGAGGTTCTCAGGACGGACGAATTCCGTCTGCTGGAACCACTTGCCCGAGTGACCGACAAGGGTGAGGTACTTCGTGTTAAGGAAGTACATGACACCAGCGGTACAGTGAACGTCATACATGACCGGGGCAGCCTTGAACAGCAGGTTCTGGAAACCAGCATCTGCGGTCTTGGTGTCGGTGTAACGAAGCTGCGGCTGCAACAGAGCCTCATACTTCTCAAACAGGGTCTGAGTCGTCAGAACCGTGTCGATGTGGTCGTTACCAACCGAGGTGCTGTTGTATGCGGTGTTCATGTATGCGAGGGTCAAAGCACCAGCGGTGTTTTCCTCGTACGAACGCCACCAGTCGTTACCCTGACCAGATGCCGAGTTAATTCCACCAACGGTGTTACCAGACTCAACAATGTTACCAAGGCCGTTCCAGTTCTTGCTGGAGTTACCCGTACCGTCACCGTAGAACATCTGGTTGAAACCTTCACGCATCGACTCTTCAGCCTGCATAATCTTGGCTTCAAGCAAGTTGATGATTTCCTGCTCACCGTTGTTCTTCGCTTCTTCGATACCGCTGATTGCGATAGAAGCAGCGTACTGCTTCCAGTCGTATTCAGCAGCCGAAATGCCGTCCTGTGCGGTCAGCGAGATGGTGTCATAACCAGAGTACGACGAAACAGTTGAGTTCTGACCATAAATCAGCGGCTCAACAATCTTCGTACCACCATTCAGCATACGAATGCGGCCCTTCTCCATGAGCATGTACGTAAGCGGACGAGCCGTAAACACGTTGTCAGTCAGCTGCGAACGGTAGTTCGCAAGCGTGGTAGAAAGCAGCGCATCAAAGTTAGCGTTACCAGCCATTTGAATCCTCCTTAAGGATAGTTCTTAGTTGTGATGTTAAGAGATACCGAGTTGGCGTTTAGCCAAATCAAAAGCATCCCTCAGGGACGAAACTGGTGCCTCAGTCGCACCAACCGACGCTGCACCAGACGAACCAGAAACAATTCCCGTCTGGCGTTTCTGCTCAACAATCCGTTGTTCCTCTGATGCCTTCTTGGCTACAACATTCTGCTGTGCCTGATTCTTACTCATCATACGGTCAAACGCAATCTGCTTGTAAACACCTTCTAGGTCATTGCTTCCAATTGCCAAAGCCTGTGCAACCACTTCGTTTGGATTGAAATCCTCACCATATCTTTCTTGCAAAAATCCGAGATTCCGTTCCAACTGCTGCAAAGCTTGCGCTTCTTCAAACGACTTGATTCGTGTTTCCAACTGTCGAATTTGCTTCTCAGTTGGGTCAGCGAACGGGTCATCTTCAAACGCCTGCATTTCGGGATTCATCCCGTAATGCTCCTGCAACAGTTTGATTGTTCCCTGCGGGTCATTGTCCAATGCCTGTTGGATTGCCGCAGCAAACTGAACCTGCTGTCTTTGCTGACTAAGTTCCTGAGTCTTACGTGTATAATCCGCTTGACGCTGGTACCCAGCCAAAGCCTCGCTAAGAGGAACTTCGACTTCTTCTCCTGCAACGGGCAACTTGACACGTTTGTCTGCGTACTCGTTCCAATCGAAGTAATCTACTTCCGCCTGTTCGGCTGTTTCACCACCAACATCTTCAACTTGTCCACTGTCCAAAGTGGGGTCTACTTCTTGGGTAGCGTATTCAATTGTGTCTTCCACCGGAATCCTTTTGGTTGGTTGTTCCTATAGATAGATAGATATTTTGTAACCTAAGCAGTAGGTCCAGCAGGTGGCATACCACCACCAGCACCCAATGCCTGCATCAACTCAGGCGGCAAACCGCCAGTTTCAGCACCCATTGCGCCAGCCATTTCAGGCGGCAATTGACCTTGTGGCTGCTCAGGAGGCAACTGTTCCTGAGATGGCATCTGCCCTTGCTGTGGTTGCTGTGGTGCTGCAAGGAATGCTTCTGGTGTCTTGACACCAAAGCCAAACTGCAACACGTGACGGGCTAGCGCACCCATGTCGATAACCCCAGCCTGCGCAAAAGGAGCCATAGCATCAACCATCTGCAACGCCATTTGACGGCGGAACGATTCGTTCACAGGCTGGGTAGACCCAGCTTCAACCTCGTAATCGAACTCACCAGCAATATAATCACGGTCAAAACGAACCCACAACGGGATGGCGTTAGAACCGACAACACGGGCAACCTGAACACCAGTCATGTACTGTTGTGCGAGAGCAACCAAACGTCCTGCACAAGCAGCAATTTCAAGTTCGATAATCGCAAGTTTGTCAGCGGCCCTAGCGTTTGATGCGTCCTGTGCAATTGCGGCTTCGGTCGCTGTGCGCCGAATCTCTGGCATTGCACCACGCATATAGTCAGATACTCCAGAAACACGGTCCATGTCGCCAGCAATCAGATTCGACTGATTGTAGAACTCGGGTGGATTAATGACCGCAGGCATTGGCGTGATAACGCCAGCCAACGGTTCATCACCCATAACTGGGACAAGAACATTGTCTTCGTCAGATTCCAGCATCGAACGGCCGTCAGGGTCAAATGCAGACTCTTTGTACAGCCATTTACGTGAGAAACGCTTACGATGATTCATCATCTGCGTTCTTGTTTCATTCAGTTCGTGCTGGAGTCCTTCAATGGCTTCCAGTTCACCCATTGGGTAAAAATGTTCTGGAACCTCATAGTTTCTTAGCATCACAAACGGGTGTCCAAATGCGAATGGAATCTTGGTTGGCTGTACTAGGAATTTGTCTGAACCATCAGCAAAGATGCACATTGTGCCCTTTGGCACATCATAGTATTCCCACACTTCAACATAAGAATCTTCTTTGTTATAAGTCGGTTTTGGTGTTTGTCCATCCAATGCATACTTGGAGTATTGAGTCGGCTGAACTTCTGAACGTGCAACAGAGTTATAGCGACGGTCATTACGTACGTCTGCAATTGGACGCTTAATCCGTTGAGCAATCCACTTGATGTCTTCCATGCATGTTGCATCTGGGTCAACGTAAATATCAAATGGGGAAATGCGTTCAACGAATGGACGGTCCTCAACAATGACCATCTCCGTT